GCGATCATCCGGGAATCTTAATTATGGTTGAATTTCAGAACCTCATAAATCTTGGGTTAGGTGCTATTCTAACCGTAGCTGGGTGGCTCATGCGGGAATTATGGGGTGCTGTTAAAGAATTACAGCGGGATTTAAGTAAACTAGAAGCCGCCTTGCCAAAAGAATACGTCCTTAAAGAAGATTTGGACAAACGCATGGATCACATTGAAAGCATGTTCCAGCGTATTTACGACAAGCTGGATGGGAAGGCTGACAAATGAGTATTACCACCAACCTTGCCCTTAACGAACCAGCGTATAATAGCACATCCCCTACGTGGGATCAGCCGCTTAACTATAACGCCACCATCCTTGACCAGATGTTTGGCAATACGACTAGCGTATCGGTCAGCACCAGCGGAAGTACAACGTATACGAATATTGCGGCCCCTAGTTCCACGGCAGCGGGTAACACGTCCCAGTGCATGAGGTTCCTGCTTACGGGTGCATTAGCGGCGAATCAATTGGTTTTATTGCCACAAAGCGTTGGCGGGATGTGGATTGTTACCAATAATACCACGGGCATATACACCGTATCTATAGGATCCAACAATGGTAGCAATGCTGCGGCAGGTGGCACATTAGTTATTCCGCGTACATACAGCATTATTATGTATTGTGATAGTACCAATGTTGGCCTGGCTAGTTCATCAAGCGTTGGAAATGTTACACAAGCACAGTCTATTGCTTATGCGATGATATTGGGACTCTGATGCGGGGGCGTTATGAATTTTGCTTGGTCGTTCCCTCAGTTTATAGTGAATCCGCTATCTAATGGCTTATCTGACGTAGTTACAGCTATTAATTGGGTTTGCACAGGTACGGATGGCTCAGTCACATCGTCTTCTTCTGGTACGGTGAATTTAGGTTCACCCAATCCAGCAGAATTTGTCCCATATTCCGATATTACCCAACAATTAGCCTACCAATGGGTTTCTCAATCCATTAGTATGCCTGCGGTTGAAGAATTAATTGCGTATCAAGTTAAGCAATTAGCTCAACCAGTAACACAATCCCAAAATCCACCATTCTAAGAGGACAAAATGGATAATCTTGAACTTGAACTGAAATTGACGGTAGCCCACGTTAACACCGTGTTAAAGCACCTCAGTGCAGGCGTATATTCTGAAGTGGCCGACTTGATTGCGCTTTTGCATGGGCAAGCCAAGCCACAGATTGAAGCTCCTGCGCCAGAAACATCTTCTGAAACTCCTGCGGCAGAATAATGGATCCATTTACCCTCATCGCTGGCGCGACTGCAATCTACAATAGCATCAAGTCCGCCGTTGATTCGGGTCGGGATATGATGGAGACTGCGGAGAAGGTAAGCAATTTATTCAGTAAGATCGGCCAGATTGTTACGGTAACATCAACGCCGCATAAGAAAAAATTATTCCAAAGCCAAGCGGACTACGAAGCGGAAGCGGTAAAACGCTACGCTGTTAAGGCCAAAGCTCAGGATATGCAGCTTCAAGTAAAGAACATGTTCGTGGGCCAATATGGTCCTGCGGCGTGGGAAGGTATCCAACGGCAGGTTATTGAGATGCGGAAAGAGGCGGCCCGTCAAGCTGCGGCGGCGCTAAAGGAGCAGGAAGAAAACCGCAAGGATTTGATTATGGTTAGCAGTATTGTGGGTTTTCTGGTATTAGGTATTGGCGCAATTGGCGTATTTCTTATGGTGACGGTGAAGTAACATGGCGTTTGGCATTGACGATGCAATTAGCGCAGGACTGCAGATTGTAAACAAATTCATTCCTGATCCCAATCAGCGTCAGGAAGCTGAAGCAGCTCTTCGTTCCTCTTTGCAAGATTGGGACGCACAGCAGAACACGGTAAACGCGAATGAAGCACAAAGCACAAATATTTTTGTTAGTGGTTGGCGTCCTGCTATTGGGTGGGTTGGCGCTATTGGCCTCTCGTACCAATACCTACTGCGTCCAATTGCCTTCGGGGCGGGGTGGCATGATCTGCCTGTTTTGGATTCATCCCTCATGGAACTGGTAACAGCTATGCTTGGCATGGCAGGTCTTCGAACTTACGAAAAAACACTTGGGGTGCATGCAAAGTGAGTGCAGATAATTTTGAACAATGTTTAGCCCTTGTTCTTAAGTCAGAAGGCGGATTTGTTAATAACCCTAAAGACCCCGGCGGGATGACCAATTTAGGCGTGACCAAATCCGTTTGGGAAAGTTGGGTAGGAAATCCTGTAACTGAGGCCGAGATGAGAGCTTTAGGACCGCAGGATGTAGCACCTTTGTATAAATCTAATTATTGGGATAAAATCAGTGGCGACTCACTTCCTCTTGGCGTTGACTATGCCACTTTTGATATGGCTGTTAATAGTGGGGTAAGCCGTGCCGCGAAAACCCTTCAGCAGGTACTCGGTGTGGCTCAAGACGGACAAGTCGGGGAAGCCACAATTAGTGCTTGTGAAGCGGCTAACCCTCGTGAGATTGCTACGGGAGTCTGCGAAAAAAGATTAGCGTTTTTGCAAAGTTTGCCAACTTATGGTACGTTTGGACGTGGTTGGTCAAGTCGAGTTGCGTCTGTGGAAAAGGCTGCCTTTGACATGGCGTCGTAGGGGTTAAATTATGTCGTTAACATACGCATCATATGTGCAGCAAATAGCGACAATGGCAGTAGTTCCTGTCACGGATACTAATTTCACGATTATTATTCCATCTATGATTGACTACGCAGAACTTCGTATGCAAAGAGACTTAGACTTTTTGTCTACGCAAATTAGCACAAATGCTTACACATTTACGGGTGGAAATAACACTTTAACCCTGCCAACGTCTCAATTCATTGTTCCTCAAACTTTTGAAGTTATAGACGGGTCAGGAAACTCCACGCCATTATTGCCCGTTGGCAAGGAATTTATACAAAATGTTTACGGATCGGGATCTGCAACTGGCCTGCCTCAGTATTTTGCTGTTTATGGCGGCGATACTAATACTACAGGTAATACAAGCCAGTATATCATCGTAGGACCAACTCCAAGCTCAAGCTATGCTGTTAGATTGACCGGGACAATTCGTTCTGCGCCACTTTCTGCGTCCAATACCACAACATTCATATCTACCTATTTGCCAGATATGTTTATTATGGCATCCATGATCTATATTTCGGCGTTCCAACGCAACTTTGGTCGCTTAAATGATGACCCCCAAATGGCTCAAACGTATGAGTCGCAGTATCAAGCACTCAAAGCCAGCGCCTTGATAGAAGAAAACCGCAAGAAATTCCAAGCAGCTGCGTGGACATCCTATTCGCCTGCTCCTGCTGCTTCACCGACTAGGGGCTAATCATGCCCTTTGGAACCATAAAGCTCAAACCCGGCGTAGAAACTAACAATACACCAGTATTAAATGAGGCTGCGTATTCGTCATCGCAGCTTGTTCGGTTTCTATCAGAGCGTAATGGATTTGGCCTTGCTCAGAAGTTGGGCGGATGGGTTGCATATTTTAATTCTGCTATTGGGTCCAAGATTCGCGCACTAAAAGCGTGGTCAGATTTAAATGCCATTAACCATCTTGGTATTGGCGCAGAATCTTCGTTAAGCGTTTTAACTAATGGAAATTTGGCGGATATAACGCCACGCACAATTACGACAAATACCGCCCCTGTTTTTGCAACTACAGCTGGATCTAGTACAGTTTCAGTCACGGATTCTAATACAACGGTATTGACGGTATTTGACTACGTTGACTTTGTAACACCTGTTTCTGTTGGCGGGCTGGTGCTTACTGGTCCCTACCAGTTATTGACCTATGCCGGGACAACATACACAATTAATGCCGGATCTGCGGCAACATCGACGGCCAATACATCGACAAATACCACAGCAGGCTCTTTTGTTGTGGGGGAAACGTACAAAATTGTAACCGTTGGCACGACGGATTACACGTTAATTGGCGCATCGGCGAATACGGTTGGCGTGATATTTAATGCCACAGGCGTTGGCGCTGGCACGGGAACAGCAAAATTAGTTGGTGTTTATTCGTTTCAGACAACCTCGTCATCTTCTATTGTTACAGGGTATTTTGACAACCACGGCTATAATGTAGGGTCTAATTTCTATATAGGTGTGCCGCTTACAATTGGCGGGATTACATTATCTGGGTTGTACACTGTTGTAAGTGTACCCAGTGCAGGTTCATTTACATTTGCCGCATCTAACTTGGCTACATCATCGGCTGGCCCTACCGCTATCAATAACGGGAATGTTCAATCTGTTTATTATATTGGCGTCGGGCCGCAGCCGATTGGCACTGGGTTCGGTGTTGGTGGATTTGGCGTCGGTGGCTTTGGCGTTGGTACGGCAATTACAAATCCCGGCACTGCCATTACAGCGACAGATTGGACTTTAGATAACTTTGGGCAAGACTTAATTGCATGCCCAGCGGGTGGGCCAATTTACTATTGGCAACCTAACGGATCAGTTTTAAATGCGCAGATATTAAGCGCCCAAGCTCCATTGGTTAATAGCGGCATCTTTGTCGCCATGCCAGAACGACAAGTGATAGCTTATGGATCTAGCTTTACGCTTTCGCCGGATCCGTTGCTTATCCGTTGGTCAGATGTCCAAGACTTTACGACTTGGAATGCCACTGTAACCAATCAGGCAGGTTCTTACCGTATTCCTACAGGTTCAAAAATTGTAGCTGGCTTCCAGGGGCCGCAACAAGGTCTTATTTGGACAGATATTGATTTGTGGGCCATGCAATATGTGGGATTCCCACTTGTTTATGGGTTTAATAAAATTGGATCAAATTGCGGTGCGATATCCCGTCATTGCATTGGTCAGGTAAATAATTCCATTTACTGGATGTCTCAGCGTAATTTCTTCGTAATGACAGGCAGCGGCCCGGAACCAATGCCATGCCCAATATTTGACGTAGTTTTCCAAAACATTAATCCAAACTATTATTATAAAGTATGTTGCGGCGTTAATTCCCAATTTAACGAAGTAACTTGGTACTACCCATCGCAGAACTCCACAGAAAACGATTCATATGTAAAATATAATTTCCTTATTGGGCAGTGGGATTTTGGTACGTTGAGCCGTACAGCATGGATTGACCAATCTGGCTTGGGATCTCCTATTGCTGCGGGTGGCGATACATACATCTATCAACACGAAGTAGGTAACGATGCTGCGGTGGGAACAACCACTACACCCATGCTTTCATCATTTCAAACAGGTTATTTTCAGCTTACCGAGGGCGAAAATATTGTGTTTGTGGACCAAATTTGGCCTGATATGAAATGGGGCACGTATAGCGGCAATCAAAACGCTAC